ATGGAAATGACTCGAGTTCGAGCCGACAAGAAAAGGTCCGCCGACGACAAGAAAGAAGCGCTCCAAAATTTCAAAGATCAACTCCAACTGCCATTAGCAGTAGAATCGTCGCCACAATCCGGGGCGGCGAATAGATACATGATTCCAAACTGCAAATTTCGACCGCATGATTGCGCTACGTTGAGTGAGTAAATCGTCCTCAAACGCAGCGCGCGAGTTGGCGGTGATGCGATGTGTTGGCGGCGGTGAGGCGAAATATGAAAAGCGCGGCTCGAAGTTCAATCATCGCAATTCTGGCGCTTCTCGGCATTCTCCTGTCGAGTAGCTCGATGCTTGCTGCTGACTATAACGTCGACTTTGGCGTGGATACCGACGTCGGTAGAGATGCCGGCACGCTGGCGTGCGTCTTTGACCAGACATGTAGCGCGAAGCTGGAGCCGTTAGGAGTGAGGGTCAGCATCCTATGTATCTCGAAGGGAACCCGAACGGGCTTCTGTCAGCTTATATGGCGACAACCTCAGTTGCTGTTATTTCGACGGAGCTGCTGACGAGAAGATCATCGATCCACGCAAAGCAATCTCTCGAGCTGAGCTCTTTAGGGGCGCGAGAGCCAGGGGCGCCTTGTTCATTGACAACAAGCCCGTGGGTACTCTTTATCTTAGATTTGACTATCGCTGAATCGTATTGATGGCCATGAACGATTGGAGCGGGGCCAAATGGCGACTGTCGAAAAACGACCTCTGCCACCGCCAAATTCCAAGGCCACAGCAATGCAGCTTCACCTATTTCCTTTTCCGAGGAGGTGCAGCCCACGCCGCCGCCGCAATCAGGAAAGCGATTCAAGTCCACGGCAGGCGCAACTCAGAATTCGCAAAGACCCGCGTCGCGTATTCCTGCTGTTCCCGTTGAGTCGTTGCTTCCATCTGGCAATCCCAACGCCCTGGGCGGTCTTGCGGCTCGGCTTGCTGTCTTGGCAGGCATCGATCCCGCAAATCCGGACCAGCCCGTGCCGCAACCCGGTGGACTGCTCGGTCTCTATCTCAGCAGCCAGTGTTAACGTTCGAAGATTTCGGACTCGTCTCCGGTCTCAAGCCTGTCATCGGGCTTGCGAACGCGGCATTCGAAATTTCGGGTTTACGCCACGCGCATCCCGGAATGACACCTCGTGCATTCAAACCATTGAAACTGAGTTTCCTGCCAATGTCAAAAATGTCCGTCTCCGATCTGAAATCCATGCTCGCCTCCGAGAAGGCCAACGCGCTGGCGGCGATCTCGGCGGCGCGGCTGATGGAAGAGCGCGCGGATGCGATGGACTATTATCTTGGGGACATGCGCAAGGACATGCCGGCGCAGGACGGCCGCAGCCGCGCGGTTTCGACCGACGTCGCCGACACCATCGAGGGCCTGATGCCCTCGTTGATGGACATCTTTGCGGGATCCGACGAAGTGGTTCGGTTCGAGCCGGTCGGGCCCGAGGATGAAGCGGCGGCGCAGCAGGAGACCGACTACGTCAACCACGTCTTCATGCAGCAGAATCCCGGCTTCATGGTCCTTTACTCTTTCATCAAGGACGCCCTGCTTTCCAAGGTCGGTATCGTAAAGGTATGGTGGGAAGAGCGCGAGGAAGAGAGCCGCGAGACCTATTACGACCTGACCGACGATCAGTTCGCGCTGCTGGCGCAGGCCGTGATGGAGTCTGGCGGCGCGATGAAGATCGTGGCGCATACGGTGCACGACATGGCCGATGCGTCGGAAAAGTCGGAGACGGCGAGCTGACGCGAATACATGGTGACCGCCGTCGCGATATGTTCGATTTGACGTGATTCATGTTACTCTCATGCCTCGGTATTGGCTTGGATCGATGGAGTTCGATCGTGAGGCTGAACAGGAGCGGAATCGCAGCCTGCGTGGTCTATATGACCGCGATGATTTGGCTGATCGCAGGCCGTTACTCTGGCGCCCAGTCTTCTGCTCTCGACACAGCGGAATTTCTCCTGGTTACATGGCCCCTGGCGTTCTTGGGTGTGAATGGTTTTGGATCGGATGGATTCTGGGCCAAATATCAGCCCCTGTTTTTTCCAGCGTGCTTTGTTGTTGCCTATCTCGCAGGTCTCGCAGGATGTGGAATCGGCTGGATTCTGGGATTCGAAAGATTGGCTCGTCCTTCAGAGGGCGGTAAGCCGCACGACACGCCATAGAGTCGTGCTCTGTGATGCGGCCTGACGCAGCGCCTGCAGCCTCTTCGTCAAAGTAGCCGCTGTTTTCAAGAACCCACGAGTGATAGGGCCGGGCGCGTACGCCACCGCTCCGGTGGCTTGACGATTTGCGCATGAAGCTGGAGAGCAGGCCACTGCTCGCAATCGACCGCACCAGTCGACCATGGTTCCGTCCGTCACCACCAACTCACCTGCGCAATAACCCCACCTATTGAAACACCCCGGTTCGCGAGCCGGCAAGGCCGCGAAGGCGGCATCAACACTTGCATTGACGTGGATACACAGACGCCGGAGACGACGAACCGATGAACATGCCTGCTCCCTTGCTCGCGCTGCCGCCGTTGCCTGCTGCCCCCGGCGTTACCCACGACGTTGTCATCGTCACCACGCGAAAGCTCGCGCAGGCCAGGGTGATGGGCGTGCCGCCGGAAGAATTCGGTATCGAGCGCGGCGCACGCAACATCGCCGATTGCAATTATTGTTTTCACGAGGTCGTCACCAAGACCGAAAGCCAGTTGATCGCCGAGGGCTTTGACGAGGAGCAGGTCAGATCGCTCGGCGATTATACCGGCAATACCGAGATCGAGACCCTCGCGCGGGATACCGTGCAGGAGCATTTTTTCACCACGTCGGGTGGGTCGAACGCGGCGGCGCGGCTGGTCCGCATCACCGAGCACTATGTGCGGATGGATTACGAGGGCAATGGCCGGCCGTCGCTCTATCAGGTCATCACCGGCGGTGACCAGGGCGAAATCCTCAGGAAGGATGACCGCGACTGCATCACGCCGTTCGACACTGTTCCGTTTGCGGCGACGACGCCGGTGCCGATGACGCACCGATTCTTCGGCCGCTCGATCGCCGACCTCGTGATGCCGCTGCAGAGGGAGAAGACGGCGCTCAAGCGCGGCGCGCTGGACAATCTCTATCTGCACAACAATCCGCGCGTCGAAGTGGCCGAGAGCAATGCCGGCCCCAATACGCTCGATGACCTCTTGGTGTCGCGCCCCGGCGGCGTAGTCCGCACCAGGACGGCGGGCGGGCTGAACTGGCAGGTGGTGCCCGACATCACCGGCTCGATCTTCCCGATGCTGCAATATCTCGATGCCGAACTGGAATCCCGTAGCGGGCTCTCCAGGCAGAGCCAGGGCATCGACGCCGACGCGCTGCAGAACCAGTCGGCGACCGCGGTGGCGCAGGTGTTCTCGGCATCGCAGATGCGGATCAAACTGATCGCGCGCATCATGGCCGAGGGGGTGCGCGACATCTTTGCGCTGCTGCATGGCACGATCCGCAAGCACGGCCAGCAGCAACAGACGGTGCGGCTGCGCAATTCCTGGATCAATGTCGACCCGCGCGGCTGGAAAGCCCGCGACGACATGACCATCAATGTCGGCCTCGGCTCTGGCGGCAAGGCGCAGCAATTCGCCCAGACCATGGCGATCGCCGACGTCCAGAAGCAGCTCGTCGCGGGCGGCAAGACCAATCTGGTCGGCGACCGCGAGCTCTACAATACCGCGGTGGAGTTGACGCGGATCATGGGACACAAGAACCCCGACCGGTTCTTCTGCGATCCCGCCGCGATCAATCCGCAGACCGGGCAACTCCTGCATCCGCCGCCGGCGCCACCGACGCCGCCGCCGGACCCGAAGCTGTTGATCGCGCAAGCGAAGGCGAAGTCTGATCAAGCGATCGCCGCGCATCAGGCTCAGATTGCACAACAGAAGGCGCAGAACGACGCCATTCATTTGCAGGTGAAGGCCCAGACGGAGGTTCAACTCGCCAGGATCAAGGCCGAGCTCGACGCCAAGATGGCGGTGTTGGACGCACATCTGAAAGCCACGGCGGAAGCGCAGAAAATCCAGCGTCCTCCCGTGCCAGGCTCGCGGAGAGCCAAAGACGGCCACCATTATGTGGCGGACCCGAAGCGACCCGGCAAATATTTGTTGGTCGTTCATCATGCCTGATTTCTCTTTGGTGCCCGTCGATCATCAACCGGATTTTTCCGACGTTTCACTGGTTCCTGTTGATCATGATCCGTTCAGCGCCGACGACATCATTCAACGGACACGGGGGTACCTGGAAAGCCAGCCGCAACGGCTCGCGACTGTCGCTGGCCCAGCCAATGCCGGTGTGCCAGCCAATAACGTGGCGGCAGATGCGTCCGGTGAATCCTACGATCCGGATTCCCCCGACGGCGTTCCCGGGTCGGGCCAGCCATATGGTCCATCGGCAGCGCCGATATCCCCTTCCGATAAGCCGACCGCTGACTGGTCGCAATATAATCAGCCGTTCGGCGAGTTGAGGCCGGCGACCTACACGCCTACGCAACACATCGGCAACTTCGCGGCCAGCGCGCTGACGGGTCTCGGCATGCAGCCGTACACCGCGAACGATCTGACCTCGCGCGTTGGTAACCTGCTCGGGTTGACCCCGCTCGGCATTGCCGGGTCGGCGCTTGACCTCATCGGTGCGAAGCGCCGCGACGAGCTTCCGGGAGTCGTGGCAGCGGCGGCCGGAATGATACCGGGCGCGAAGGGCGTCGGGCGCGGCGTCGCCAAAGCAGTCCATCTTCATCACGCATGGCCGAAGTACCTGGGTGGCGCCGTGAAACAAGAGTTGGTCCCGCTGCCGAAAGCGTTACATTACGAGTTCCACAGGGAATTGGACAAGCAACTGCCGAAGCGGCTGGGAACCGCGCACTACGAAAGCCTCGGTCCGACGGAGAAGCAGCAGGCACTCCAAAAACTTGCGACGTACACGAAGAATTTCGATGCAGAGCACGGCACGAAGCTTTATGATGCGTTACTTAAAAATGGATTTCCAGCGCCATGATCGAGAACATCAAGCCGGTTGAATCGCTGACGGTGGCCGACTTCAAGGCTCATCCTGTGTGGGAGTATTTGAACGACGATGAAATTGGCGAGACGATGACCCGGCCGGTCGAGAAGCTCCCGGTTGAGACCCTCGACGACAGGTTAGTTGGTACCCAGGTTCGCCTTGCGAACGGTTCGCAGGTATGGGGACTTATCGGAAATGTCGAAGTCACAGATCCGCGCGCCACCCAGCACTTCCTGACTCTCTCAATTGAACACGGTGGCGAGTGGTTTTATCTTCCACGCTATCACGACATTGGTTTTCCGGCTGAAGGTCCAGAGGCGCTTGCTCGCTTCCTTGGCCTAGGCGTTGACGATGTATTCCCAATCTCCGTGGACATTCGGCGATACGTTCGGGGAAACCCTGCAGCACTAGCGCTCACCGTGCCAAAAGAGCCGCGAGAGAGGCTGACGAGCGCAGAACTCTCCGCAATGGCGGTACGGTAGATTGACTTCAAATTCTGCGTGAATACCTTGGCCGAGCTGACGCGGATCATGGGTCACAAGAACCGGGACAGCTTCTTCAACGACCCGTTCGCGATCAATCCTGCAAACCGGACAGTTGCTGTATTCACCGCCCGCCCCCGGGCGGCGCCACAAGATGAACTGATGCGTCAGCAACGTGACCTTCACGAGTTAATGGCAGCGGACCTACGGGACGTATCAACACTAGCTCAGAAAATACGCCAGCGGGCAAAGGCAGAATCCATCGGTGTATTCAATAATGGATCGTAACTACCGTTCTCGCGTGGGCGAGCAACCTCGAAATCGCTCGCGCGACCGGCGTGAAGCTTACTCCCCAGCAATTTTCTGAGATGTTTGTAGACGAAAATTTGTACCGTGTTGACCAATTGCGCAAGGAAAGCGAACAACTGCGGTTCTTTAGACAGACGTCGGCCGAATTATAGCTGGCGGAACTCGGGATTTGACTCCCGCACAACCGGGTCTCCCTCGGCGGGGGGAAACCCCGCAGCGGGCTTTCCAGGCAGAGCCAGGGCATCGACGCTGACGCCTTGCAGAACCAGTCGGCGACCGCGGTGGCGCAGGTGTTCTCGGCCTCGCAGATGCGGATCAAGCTGATCGCGCGGATCATGGCCGAGGGGTGCGGGATATCTTTGCGCTGCTGAATGGCACGATCCGCAAGCACGGCCAGCAGCAACAGACGGTGCGGCTGCGTAACGCCTGGATCAACGTCGACCCAAGGAGCTGGAAGACCCGCGACGACATGACCATCAATGTCGGCCTCGGCTCCGGCGGCAAGGCGCAGCAATTCGCGCAAACCATGGCGATCGCCAACGTTCAGAAGCAGCTCGTCGCGGGTGGCAAGACCAATCTGGTCAGCGATCGCGAACTCTACAACACCGCCGCCGAGCTGACGCGGATCATGGGAGAGCTAACTTCCGCGTTGCATCTCGCGCGAGATACCGGTTCGGAGGAGGAGGAGTTGCTGCCTGTTGCGAAGTTGATGGGAGAAATCCTCGCACGCATAGACGGGCTGCTGTATGAATCGATTTATGACGATTTTCCCGAACTTCGCGAATTGGAAAAGCCGCGATCGGAGCAGTGATGGCAGCGGCGGGAATGATACGGGTGCGGAGGTGCGTTGCGCGCACGAAGCTCTATGATGCGTTACTCAGAAACGGGTTTCCAGCCCATGATCAAGAACATCAAGCCGGTTGAATCGCTGACGGTAGACGACTTCAAGGCTGATCCTATGTGGGAATATCTGAACGCTGCAAGCACGACGTGTGTCGAACTCCTGCTGTGGAAGTCCGACTCCCTGATTTCATTGGTCCTCCCGGGAGAATATGTTCGCGACGCACGGCGGCAATAAAAGCGTTTTCAGTTGGAATTTTTGTGGGCATGTGCATCCCGGCCGTCTTGTTTGCGCTTCGGTATATTTTGGCAATTAGAGAATTTCGGTAAATTGACCTGCTGTGTGATCTCGGGCCTCAAAAATCAGGAGGCACAAGAACCCCGACTGGTTCTTCAATGATCCCGCCACGCGTCGCTAGCGGCGATTTCGTATTCCCAACATATCCAGGAAAGTGCGATCGATGGACGAATTCAAGCTTGGGGAGATCGCCGCCAAGGCGATGCGCGCGCAAGATCTTCTCGACAACGAACTCCTGAGCGAGGCCTTCAAGGGGCTCGAAGACAACTACACCGCGGCCTGGCGCGCCACCACGATCGATGACGTCGCCGCTCGCGAAAAGCTGTTTCTCGCCATCAACATTGTAGGCAAAGTCCGCGATCATCTGGCGGCGATCGTCACCGACGGAAAACTGGCGCAGGCGGAGCTGAAGGAACTGGCGATGACCGCCGAGCGGAGGAGGCGTTTCGGGATATTGTGAGAGGCGAAGGGAACACAACCGTATCGATGGTTCTGCACAGAATATGCTGAAACCATCTGCGGAAAATAATACGCAATGCACGAGAATGCCCGTATAGAATGAGAACGAATGTGCGCGCGGATCGAGAGAGCGGTAAGATGAGTCGCGGTTCTGACGTATCATCCTCTGCTGCAACCGTCGGGAACGACGTGCGACCAGTTGCCTCGCGCCATGCATTGCCGACCGCGACATTGAGATATCCTCTCTTCATCGCAATCCCGGCCATTTGGGCAATCGACGCGTTTTTGTCTTATCCTGCTCCGATTGCGGCCTATTGGCTCATCTGGCTGTACGTCGCATTCGTGATCGGCCTGTTCGTTCTTTTTTTGGGCGCCTTGTTTCGGCGTCGATGGAAGGAAGTTGCGGTTTTCTGCGCTATGGGGCCCTTCGTCCTGCTTCCCTATCTGGGGCCCAGCATATCGCTCGGATGGCTCTATGTTGAAGGATTCCGCTTCCACGCCTCACCAATCGATCAATATCTTTCGCGGTGCAAGCTGATTGAATTTGTCGAGAAGGAGGCCAAGCAGAAAGTCGGCGTATGCGAAAGACAACGGCTGATTGGCGAGGGTACCTTGACGGTTATCTACGATACGACTGGCGAGTTGATGTTGCCCGTGGCGCAAAGAACGCCGGAGTGGACGAAAGCGATGGTGCGCTTCTCTCCTGGGAAATTCTTCACGCAATCCGAAGGCCGGGCCGAGCATCTGTTCGGGGACCTTTACGACATCGTGGTTCCACTTGAGGTGGCGGACGGCGCGCCGGACGAGTATTGAGGCGCGGCTGCCTGGAAAAGGTGTGCAAACATGCCTGATCGAGTTTTCTACGTTGGCGCCATGGACGACAAAAGCCCGTTGACAGGCTACGTCCCCGCCAAGTTTCTCATGCGCAGCGGTATGTATGTCATGAATCCGACGCCGGGCGGCTCGCAGAGTGTCCCTCTCTTTTCCGACAGTTTGGGGAGCAACCGGACGGACGGGGGTGTCGCAAATCCAAAT